ACCAACCGGGATTCAAACCGATTACGACGAATCGGGGATGGACCAAAGAACGGACTACTTTCGTTGGGGATCAAGAACTGGACCTTGATATCATTCCACAACGAATGAAGGAGATGATCCATGACATCAACTTCAGGCCAGCCATTCTTCAAGCCCAAAAGATCCTATGGAGAGAAGATCTTCAGAAAGCCATGTTAAAGCATCTCGGTAGGGAGGAAGTCAATTGGATGAAAGAATGGGTACGGGACGTTGCCAACGCTAACAATCAAGTTAACCTAGGACTGTTCGGAAGGGTGATAGAGGGCATTCGCCAGAACACGATTGGAACATTGATTGGATTCAACCTGAATGTCGTAGCGAAGCATTCTTTGACAGCCGGGATCAATTCATTGCAACAGGTTGGTCCCTTAAATTTCCTTCGAGAAGTAGCCCACATATGGGGAAAGAGCGACGAGGTTGGGAAGACGAACTGGCGCTTTGCAATGGACAATAGTGGAGAACTGGATCGACGAACCAAGACTTGGACCGAATACAGTCAAGGTCAAGCTCCAATGCACTTGCTGCGGTCGTCACCGCGGCAGGCAATGTTGGCTTTGGGCGGTCAGATGGTTGGATTCTTCGATTTGGCAACGGCGGTTCCGACTTGGAATGCTGCATACCGAAAAGCCCTTCGCGCAGGGGAAACCGTTGAGGATGCAAAGTACATTGCAGATACCAGCGTTAGGCAAGCGCATGGATCTTCGGCTGTAACGAACTGGCCAAAGGTAGCATCCAGTCGGAATCCAATCATCAAGTCATACGGTTCATTGTATAATTTCTTTAGTCACATTGGACAGAAGCAATACGAGATGGCATGGAGAGCAAAGGACGCTCGTTACGAATGGAAGAAGGGCGATGTTCAGGATGCGAAGCAGTTGGTGAAACCGCTTCCATTTATGTTTCTTTCGTATATTGCTGGTGTCGCTGCCGTTGAAGAGTTGGTTACCCCATTGTGGGATGATGAATCAAAGTCTTGGGGAGAAAAAGCTGCTCGTGGACTAGCTGCAACCGCATTCAGCATGACAAGTTCATGGATTGCCGTTCGATCGTTTATGCGTGATTTCTTTTGGGGGAGAGAAGGGCAACAGAGCATATTCGATACGAGCGAGAAGCTCGTCCTTGAATCTGTAAAGGACATTGTTGATTGGGCACAAGGGAAACCTTGGACTGGAGAACGGTCAGCAAAGGCGTTAAAGAACTTCATTATCACATTCGGCGTACTAACGGGACTAACGAATCAAACGGAAGCCAAGGCAGCGCAATATCTGTATCGGTACTATCATAACATGGAGCATCCATCAGGTGTTGGAGATTGGTTGCATGGATTGAAGGAGGGAACCGGAAAGCCAAAGCCTCTGCGACGGAGGCACCGTTGAGGCCAATAATCGTTATTTTAATAGTCATTCTTCTATTGATACTTGCGGGTTTATACACACGGATCGAAACGCAAGGTGAAGGAGAACCACAACTTTATGCAGGCGTTCCATTCAATGCCAAGCTGCTTGAACTGGATAAACGGGCACTTGATGACGCCTATCATGATCAGATAGTTAAGCTATTTGGAGTTTGGTTGACTCACGGAATCAATGATGCGTCAAACTTCCGTAGGGGCCTACAGAATACGCGAAAAGGCTACGAAATGGCTGCTGAACAAATTGCGAAGCGAGAGCAGGAGAGGCGATGATGAGAATAGTCATATCAAGTGGACACGGCAAGTACGTTCAAGGCGCTTCAGGTTATCTCAATGAAGTCGATGAAGCAAGGCGAGTCGTTGAGCACGTTGCAGACTATCTTGGAGATGCTGGCGTTAGCGTCGATGTCTTCCATGATGACGTTAGCAACGACGTGGACGAGAACCTCAATAGGATCGTTGACTTCCATAACAATCAAGCAAGAGATCTTGACGTTAGTGTCCACTTCAATGCCTTTGAGACAACTCATGAGCCAAGAGGAACCGAGACTTGGTACGCTTCGGATTCGGGAAAAGCGTGGGCCAAGAAGGTATCCCCACCTCTTGCAGCAGCGGGTCATTTCACTGATCGAGGGCCAAAGCATACAACTGGCTTGTTCTTCCTGAACCATACGGAAGAGACAGCAATCTTGATTGAAGTTTGCTTCGTTGATTCTTCGGCCGACGCTACTCTTTACGGAGAGCACTTTGATGCAATCTGTCGAGCCATCTCGGAGGCTCTATCAGGTGAAGAAGCCAAAGAGACAACACCGACAATCCAACCGCCAGAAGAATGGATGTTCCACACCTCAGGTAGATGCAGCCACTTTGGTGGTCCTGAAGATACTGGCGTGACGTTAGATGAAGGATTAGCGTTTATCTATGAATATGATGACGCACCACACTTGTTTCTTCCTACGCAACCAGAAGGAACAACTGGATTGGCTAGAAGATTGAATCCGGGAATCTTCTACGTCGCTTGCAGATGGGACTATGAGATAACGCCAAAGACAGCATTGCTTGATCCGTCTTACCAAGCAATCGTTCGGGCTAATGGTAAGGAGTTTCTAGCTTGGCCTGCCGATTGGGGACCAAACGAGAATACTGGGAGAGTGGCGGACCTGAGTCCTGGACTTATGGAGGCCCTGGGACTCAACACTGATGACGAGGTTGAGGTAATCTACCCGAACGCCTAAACTTGGGAAGGTTGTTGGCTCGGCCTTCCCTTCTTTTTCATTGAGCCTTGTAGGTTCGCAAACCTTCTTTGGTGATATTGACGGCCTTAATCATTCCACTCTGCTCCATAATCGCGAATACTTTGGTTATGGTTTGGAGGGGAATTAGATTCTTGGCGAACCGGAGTAACCTCATTTCATCAAGGCCATCAGGAAAGCCTTTAAGGTGATGATGTATCTCGTCCATAACCTTAGCATCCGCGATAATAAAGCCTTGAGTAAAGACGTTCGGCATTGCCAGTTCCACTTCGAGTAACCAACCCATAGCCTTATTGAAGTCTTCTTTGGTCAGGTAAAGGTCACCAACGCGATCAACGTTAGCAATCATGGTTAGCTTTAAGAGGTGACTGAACCGGCGGGAACAGTAATGTTCTAGCTTAGGATGCTCAGGCTTTGGTGGACAACCGAGAGTCTTCCAGTTGTTCATAGCGTTGGCGTATTCATCGTTCCAACCGCAGATTCCACTTAATGCGTTAATCACTTTAAGGTCGTGGATTAGATCGACAGCTTTCTCTGGCTTTGGGGTGTTGAAGATGTCAATGAGTGGTTGATCCTCAGCGTACACCATAATGACGCGGGACGTGAATCCTTGCTCCCAGGCGTAATCGGGAATGAACCGCATTAGATTAGAGGGGGTAGTACCCGATAGGATGTTCAGTTGCGGCGCGGCGATCTTAATGCGAATGTCCTTAACGCGGCGGCCTTGGGAATATGGCACGCAATCATAGAATGTGGTTAGACCGGCAATAAGGCCAGTCTCGAAGGTGTCCATGAATGCGGAGAGTTCGTCAGCCGCAATGAGCATGGTGTTATAATCGATGGTAGGCTCGCCTTGACGGATGATTACCCGTTTTGATTCGTGGAGGTGATCCACCAATGCGGCCATTGTCATTGAGGTTGCTCCAACCTTGGGGTCGGGTAGTTCCCTGAAAACCGAGAGAGCAGCCGTGATTGTTCTACTCTTCCCTATGCCTGGACGTCCAACGAGAAAGACGTATAGGTTAGGGTAGAGCAGGGAACCAGTGTCTATGGATACCTTCTGTTCGAGAGTTGCAGCGAGAAGACTGATTGCTGCCCACTTACGATACAATGGGGCGGCTTCAAGGTTGGCTGTATGCTCAACGAAAGATTCGATCCAAGAGCGGCACCGGCGGTGTCCTGGCCCGTTTATCGCCGGGGTTGAACTCCTTGAGGCCATCCGGGTTATCTTTGGTTAGCTCGCCCCAATTCCAACCCGTCTTGGCACCGTAAGGGATAGTGAAGGTCCGTCCGTATTTGAGTTGAATGGGGACTTCAAGTTGCTTGATAACCAACGGGATGATTTCATCTTCTCGCTCCTGTTCGAATTGTATGACTATTGCGTCATGATTCTGGAGTAGCAGTTGGCAGTTATTCTGTTTCCACACTTGGAGCATCCCCTTATTAACAATGTCCGCAAGACTGCCTTGGGGATCAAAGGCAATCGCTTCGCGCAACGTTTCGCCAGCGTCACGCCGACCAAAGAAATGCCTTCTCCGGCCGGTTAGAGAGACAAGATAACCGTAAGTCTTGAGTTGACGATCTACCGCTTCTCGCCACTTTTGATGTGTCGGGAACGCTTTCTCGTAAGCGGCTTGGAAGTCTTCAACGGCGTCGATTGGGATTTTGGTTTGTTCGGACATGGTACGAACTTTTCCCCCATAATTAGTACCGTGACCGAGTCGTTTTGCCATGTACCTTCGCGAATGGTGACGATAATACGGTTGCTCTGCCAGTTTTGTGTCAACCGCAAGATCTCCTGTCCAAGGAAGTTCAGGCCAACAGATCTTAGCCACTGAGGTGTGCAAGTCCCCTCCTTCACAAGCTTCAAGGTATTGCCCATCTCGAAATTGGTTCCACTCGATTGCTCCGACACAGCGGGATTCTCCTTGTTTGGCATCAAAGTAAGCCAACTTCATTCCTTCGTCTGCAATGAAGATGGACCGCAAAAGGTCTTCAACGTTTTGGAGGTTGGTACCAGTCCCAAATTCACTAAGGCTTGATGAAAAACGACCTGTCTCCGTCCCTGCGATGTTATAGCTTGTTCTCATTCGACCATCAGAGTCAACCTCAGTTTTAAGGAAGGAGATTCTCTTTCCCAAATCTCGAAGTGCTTTGATAAGAACGATAGCAGGCGCTGCAACTCGGTAGGATTCAAGTCGCTCCAAAGCATCTCGATCCGTGGTGATGACTCCCATGTTTCTGATGGGAGGGATTTTGAGGGTTCCATAGAATAGACTCCTTAGATCTTGGAACGAACGCCAGTTGAAGCTATACACGCCATAGGCTTCGGTGGTTATTCGGTAGAGGGCGCTTTCAAGGGTGTCGATTTTGTCTTCATAGGCTTCGATGACTTCGCTACGACGAACCTTATCGACCAGAATGCCTCGAAGCCGCATGTCGAGCACCGGGCCTTGTAGAGCTTTTGAAAACGAGTACACCTGTGACGTGATAGAATCCAACTGTCGTTCGAGCACTTGGAACACTTCAGCCGTGACCATGCAGTCAAGCCCGTTATAAACCCACTCTCTCTCAGAGGGCCGGAGTTCATTCGACTTGAACCTTGATGTGTCAACAATCCTCATTCTGCTGCTTCCACGAATTTATCGTGTTTCCTGAGCCAAGCATTAGCCAATGCTAGTAACCAAGATGAGTAACGTTTCTTTTCGTTAACTTTGCTTGGGTGTAAATATGCTTGAGCAGATATTCGACTCAAAATAAATTTAGCTTGATTCTCAAATAGAGACTCATTTTCTCTTTTAAGAACATTGATTTCTCTTTTAAAAGTCTGCGCCTCCTTTTTGGGATTAAGTATATTTCTCGCAGCGAGAAACGATACTTTGGGTTTTGGATGGTTTATCTGGGACATGGTTTTTGTTTCGTCTTTTGCTAGCTCCATATAGCGATAGGCTTGAGGTCGACTAAAGTCTGGAAAGTTCTTTCCAAGATACTTGAGCCACTGTCCTTTTGGAACTAAGGGTCGCGCTTCCAATAAAAGTTCTCCAAATTTGTAGTAATCCCTCCAATCAAGACGATTGTAGACTACTTTTGCTTCGGTTGTTATTACTTCAAGAGTTCTGATTACTTGATTCATCGACGCCTCGTGACACCATTGGGTGTATCAAGCTTGAGGAACTCTTTCACTCCGCGTTTGGTGACTTTCCAAATGGTGAGTGGAGATCCATTGGGAGAGGTTCCCTTCCGATTGGTTTCTTGGACAAAGCCTAAGTCCCGAAGTTCGCTTCGTCGCCGATTGATGCTATTGAGTTGACGCTTGCATATTTCGGCCAGTTCGTAATCGGTCAAGCCGTCTGGATTACTAACATGGGCCATCAATGCGAGGAACAGATCTGTCTTCCGATTTTGCATAAGCATGGTTTTCGCCTTTCTAGTCGTCACGTTTGATAGTTTTGGTAACCCTATCCCGCATAATTTTCCAATTATGCTCGTTGGTATAGATCGAGCCAAGATAGCCCAAGCCCTTCAGCGATTCTGGCTGAAGAGCATGGTGTAAAAGCATGGTGTCCTCCTTTGCATTGCGAACCTTGATGCCCATAGATCTAAGCAGGAAGGTTATGTCGTAGAGTCCGTTCTGGAAGAGCTTTGGGACATCAGTAGCAAGAACTCGTTGCACAAAATGCCAAGCCTGTGATTCAGAGTGCTCATTAGGCCAATAGCTTCGAGTTTTTGCTCGTGAGTCATAGAATGGAATAACGAGGGAAACGCTGGCTCCCGGCGCGAACCCAATGCAGGTAACTTGGCTTCCAGCTGTCTCAATATCCACAGAAAGGAGTGAGCATCCGACGATATATCGCTCATAGAAAGTCTCCAGATCTTCAAGGGTTGGCTCAATCCAGACTTCCCGCTTTGGACGCTTGATATCTGGATACTTGGATTCCCGTTTAGCCTTATGCAGATCGGCTAGAACGGTAGGGCGGTATTCCCACAACCGAAGGATGGCGGCGGGATGATAAGTGGGCAGAACCTTAAGGCCAACGACAAGGTGCGTTGAATGATAGGTGAAGCCACGCATTGCCCCTATGTTCGGTTTGCCAAGCAAAGCCCATGTCGCAGTGTTCCCAAACGCAACGATAACGTTTGGAGCAACCGCATTGAGTTCCTTAGTGAGTCGGACAAATTCTGGCTCGAATTCGTTTCGGACATACTTTCCAGATTGAAGCGCAGGGTAGCCATCAATCCCAGAAGCCTTATCCCCACAGAACGCGGAGATAAGGTTTCGGGGCGGTCGACGATTAAACACATTGGTCTTGTAGCATTCAGACGGGTGGATGCCTACTTCAAGGAGCATCTCGTTAAGCAAGTGGCCGGTTGGGCCAACGAAAGCTGTTCTCTCCCGTTCTTCATGCTCTCCCCATGCTTCACCAAGAAGCATTATCTTATTCATAGACCCTCCAGGGCAGTTTAACGTCTTGCCCAGGACGTTCCCTTGACGGTAGCGGAGAGGGGATTCTGCAGTTCCCTCCGTCAAGGAAAGGCGTTAGGCAGGCATTGACCGTTGGACTTTAGGGAAGATTCGATCGCTACCGCCGGTTCTCGGTACGTCGTGGATGACGTAAACCTTGAACTCTTGGTTGAGAAGGTTCCCGATGATTTCGTTGGACGATTTACCTTTGATTCCAGTTCCAACCAAGAAATCCTTCAGGAACGGCATAGCATCTTCTGTCAGTCCAAAGTTCTGATAGATGACCTTGGAAGAAAGAGGGACGGTTTCGCCTGATGGCTTTGTTAGGCTATTAAGAAGAGATTGTTCATGGACATCAGGACCAGCGGCGACAACATGGAGAACAAATCGAAGGAAAGGAGTCCCCGTGCTGTATTTGCCTTGCTTCGGCATTTCTGTCATTATAACGGTATAGGTGCCAACAGGAATTGGCTTTGGCCTCTCGATGTCCTTAAGCGGTACATCGAGAAGTGCAGAGAACTCTGGCATTTCTTCTTCGAGGTTCTCGTCGTACTGAGGTTCTGTTTGTGGTCTGCGTGGTTGAATTGCCATGTTACACCTTTCTCACTATGGTGGGTTTGATCTTTGCAGGCGGTTCCCGAAGAACCGAGAAGAACTCAGCAAGGCCAGTAGAAAGATCATAGCTTGGGGCCATTGCAAAGGGCTTTGGATTCTTCAGGTCGATCATGGAAGTGGAAAGTGTTTGGATTGTTCGGTTTCCTCCTGTTCTGGTTTGACATAATGCCACGGAATTGAAGTACCGTGGAATCAATGGCGAAAGGGCCGCTCCGATTGTATTGGGGTAGCCCTTGCGAGTTCTATCATCATTCTCAACGTATCGAATGTGAGCAATGATGATTACGTTGGTTCGGAATGACTCTGATGTGACGAACGAAATAGCATCTTCGACAGCGCCTTGAGCATTCCAATAGACGGCTCGCTTATCATACTCTCCTGTTGACCTGCTACGAGGGACGAGGGGCAAAGCCCAATCGTAGGCAGCAGTTGCGAAGAAGGTAAGAGAATCGAGCACGAATATAACATCTGGTCCCCATTCAGACGGTACTCCATAGTCAACTTTAGTTCCGTCGGGGAGATTATAGGCCCACTTGTCGAGCATTCTGCGTCCTTCCACGAACGCTGTAGGTTGCCCATCAACAAGGGGACCAAGCGGAGTAGCCTTTCTCTTATCTCTGAGAGTTCTGTATTCGACATCATCTATTCTCTCCGGGCATTCTTTGAGGATAAACTGCTTTAACGGCTCAAGGCCGTTATCATAATCAGATATCCTCAACTTGTATCCTGCCTTGACCAAGGATGTGAGCCCTCCAGTTTTGCCTGAACCGGAATCACCCATAATCAACATCTTGGTGTATTCATTGGATTGATGTTGGCTTAGGAGCGGCAAGGAGCACCTCCGTGTAAAGTGTTAAGATGTCGCCATCTCGGATATCATATCTTCCGATTGGCATGGGAACAGTTATAGTCGTGCTTCCTCCAATAGCGATCTTGAAGTGATCTGGCGTTTTCTCTACAACCCTCGCCTTGAGCAAGGGAAGAATTGCTCTCATCTGGTCTTTAAGGGGTTCCATTGTTCTCCTTTCTTGAATTTGGCTTTGAGCCAAGAGTCCCGAACTTGTGGGGACTTGGAACAGATTTCTCGGAACTTACAACCACCATACTTATCGCAGGCTGTATCGTTCATTGGCCAATAACCTTCAGCCGCGTAGTCCTCCGCTTTGGCGAACCAATACCGAAGATCTTTAAGCCATTCGTCCAGTTGCTCTTGGCTTCGGTAGGTGAAGCCGCGAACATAGTCAGATTCATTGACCTTAACCGATGCTGCATCAATGATGACGCCCTTAACCGGAGAGTCCATTGTTATCTGCGAGGCGATAGTATACAGGGACATTTGGTTGTTGGGTTCAAATTGGTTGAAATAGAATGGACCGGGAGTGCTACTGGTTGTCTTACGATCCATCACGTACATATCGCCATTGAACTCAACAATCCGATCGAGATGACCGCAAAGGACATATGGGTGATAGGCAGGTTCGTCCTCTCCAGTCTTAGGGTTGGTCTGGGTGATTTCGATACCAAAGTCCAAGTTGAACTGGAAGCTAACCTCAACCGCAGGAGTTCCATCCGATCTGATAACAGTTACAGCCGGATCTGGATTGAACTTATCCAGATATCCTAGAACCGTTCTGATTAGATTGTAACGATTCTTCTGTTTATGGTCCGGATTAAAGTCATCAGTTCGAAGGATAAGCTCTCGGATCACGTCATAGATAGCGTCCTCGTGCTTGATGCCTGCCGCCTTCGCGATATCGTAATCGTGAAGGGATTGATGATACTCAATGCCAAAGCGAAGGTGGATGGATTCTTCTTCAGGAACCCACCCTTCGTTATTGAGTTGATAAAGCCTGGGACAGCGTTTGAGCCAGTCCAGGCTGGTTGAATCCCAGGCGAATTGAATGTTGGTGCCTGGAATGAACGGACTTGGGATATCTGGCTCAACTTCTTCAGCATGGACAACTCGAAGGTTTGGAGTCATTTCGTACTCCCATCATAGAACTTTTGGTTTGCGTCTAGGATTGATCTGCCAAAGTTGACAAGACGGTCCATAAAGTTAGAATGCTCTTGGTCGCGGCGATCTATCTCCTTTTCCAATCGTTCAGCAAAGTCTTTGACTCGTACAAGGTTTTCTTGCGCGGTCTTGACTTGCTCTTCAGCCGAGTGAATGAGGGTTTCCCCTAGCTTCTTTCCAATGCTAACGAATAGCTCTGGCGGCCTCGATGATCTCTGGGGCTTAACCGTATTGGCAATGTCAGCAATGGCCCTACTGAATGCATCTTCATCTATTGCTGGAAGTTGACGGTCGTTTGTCATACTCGCCTCCGTAGTCCTGGAGTCTTTGGTGGCTCTGGCTTCTCGACAGTTGGGAGAGAACCGAAAAGCCTTGCCTTCAATTCTTCAAGTCCAATGGGAGAGGATTCAGTAACTTTGGATGGCTTTCCTTTCTCCCTTTCTGCCCGAATGCCAGCGATAAGGGCGTCAACATTGGATGGAAGAGACACAAACAGAGTTGCGTCTTCTTTCATTCGTTGGAGCAGTTCATCCATTGTGCTCATTCGTTTCGCCTTTCCTTAACCGATTGCACATCTTGCGTACCTCATCTCGAATTGCAACTGACCAACCATACTCAAAGCGACGGGATAGAAACTCTACATCTTTGGTGTAGAGGTTAAGAGTGACCTTGGTCAACGGCTCGTCTGGCATGTCTGATTAACACTCTCCCTTCAAGGACGCTGAGAACCATATCCTCCATGTCAAGTGGTCTTGCGTCATAAAGCTTCGCCCTAAGATAATGTGGGTCAGCGGATTTAATGGACAGTCCGTTTGGGCTCTCTTTTGCTTTTAGCCACAGCTTTACGAGGCTTAGGTTTGGCAGGGCGTTTATCTTCTTCACCGCGTTCCTCCCGATTCTTTTTAGCTTTCTCCTTAAGACGCTCCATGATTGCGGTCAAAGGATCATCGGTTGGCATTAGACCCTCCTTCTAATAAGGCTAACTCCACTTTGAGAACGAAGCCCTGGAGTCGGTTCACTGTCAGCAACTGCCTCCTTACGCTTGGCAGCTTCCCAAGCGGCCAAACTCTCAACCTCAGAGGTACGAGTGTCCAACCGCTCAATGTGAATCCAGGAGCCTTCGTCGTCGGTGAAAAGCCTAATGGTTAGCTTGTCGTATTCGGACCTTCCGTGCATTGGATGATCTTCGGGCAGAGCTTCCTTATTGTCCTGACGGTCCAGTCGTCGGGCTTGATTAAGGCGCATTCTGAATTGCGTGGCTGAACCTTGACTCTCCAGCTTGACGCGAATCCCTCGATCATCCGCAATTGCTTGATCGAGAAGATCATAGCAATCGTGGAAGGCTAGTCGAGAAGTGCTTATGCCCATGAGTCATCGTCCTTTCTGATCCATGACAACTCCTTTGAAGAGATTTCAAAGAGCGACTTCTTCGCTCTGGTGATGATGACGTAACGCAGGTTTAGCTCTTGCTCTTCTTGCTCACCAATGAGGTTAGGATCGAGATGGTAAACATAGTCCCACTCAAGACCTTTCGCCTTATGTCCTGTGGTCAAGTAGAGAGTGCCCTTCTGCGAGAAGAGATGTTGAACGTAAGCGACGGCGTGACAAAGTTTGCTGCCTTGTTCAGCAAAGATCCTCATGCAATCGGCCATGTCGTTTATCGACTGCGGCGCTTGGGACGTGGAGAGCTTATTGTCGCGCCAGTCTTCGATAGCGGCGATGACACTAGCTTTAGGCATGTCGTCGTCACCCATCTTTTTAAGGATGTTGAGGATTCGTGGTCCAAGATCACTTCCAGCAACCGACACTGATCTGCCTTCCCGAAGCAAGGAGAAAGCGAGCCGAAATAAGGGAGCGTTATTTCGACAGATGATTGCTGAAAGCTGCTTTCCTTTATCGTCAACTCCGTCCAAGAAATCTCTCGGTGACAGGCTCCGCAGAACTTGGATTTCTCCACCATCTTTCACCCACTTTAGCTTTGGTGCTCTGAATCGAGCGGCCTCAACGATGGCCCTAGGGCATCTGAAAGAGACAGAGAGGTCGGCCTCGACCATCGAGAACTTGTCTCTGAGCCTGTCCATACCGTCGGTGACAGCACCCCGAAAAGCGTAAATGCTTTGCCAACGGTCCCCAACAGCACTGACCCTATCGGTGACGAGTCGGTGGAGCAGCGCATGGTTAACGGGGTTAAGATCTTGGGCTTCATCGACACCGATAAAGGGATATCGAGGAAATGCACCCCCGAACAGACCGGGCATGTATACTTGATCGTTAAAATCAAGCCCCCCTTCATAAGCAACTTTGATTGATGTGCAGAGGATATCATCGACGAGCCATGAGATAAACGCCGTTGGCTTTTCATCGAGCCTCTTGTGGAACGTTTCCTTGTCGATAAGCGTGTGATCGCCATTTTCGTATTTTCCTTCTGGAATATAACCTAGTGCCTTGGCCTTTGAGATAGCATCCATAACTTCAAAGTAGGAATCTCTTGCTTCTTTCTTATCATCTCCTTCAAGTTGATTGACAGTAGCACTGAAGATGTCCTGCATTTTGCAAGGTCTGCCGTTTCTGCTGAGGATTATAGCCTTGCCAACGGTAGTACCCCAAACACGATGTCCAAGAGAATTGAGAGTCCGAATGTCAACGTTCTTAGCAAAGCAGGTGCCTTCGCCGGTTTTGGCAACTTCCTTCCGCTCTAACTCAGCATCTTCAACAATGCGCTTATTAAAGGCAAGATAGAGGGATGGCTCGTCAGGCATAGCCATCTTCAACGTGGTGGTCTTGCCTGAACCGGCATAAGCGTTGATAAGGAGGTTGTCGTTTGTGTTGTCGATTATCTCCTTGATTCTGACTTGCTCGTCAGTCGCTTCTAATTTAGGTTCGTTCAGCATTGCCTTGACCTTTCGTTAGATACGGTTCCATGTCTGCTCTTTCTTCCTCTTCGATCCATTTCTCCATCTTAACAATTCTGGGAATGATGCCATTGAGTCGGCCGTGGATTGCCTTGAGCGATTGGTCATTCTCACACCGTTCAAGACGATTAACTCGAACTTCAAGGTCCAACAGAATATTGCTTAACCTTTCATCCATGCTAACGATTCTCGCTTCCAGAAGCCCAACCGCATTTGATAATTGGTCGGTCTTAGGGATGCCACCTGACCCTTTGAAACGAGCATTGCCAATGATCTGCCTGCGAAGGTCTTGGATGTTGGTGAGGGTAACACCGAACTTGTCGGCTACCTTCTGATCGCTCCAGCCATCGTCATAAGCGGCAAAGCCATCTCCATCCAAGCGACAGATGGTTTCAACGAACTTGCCTGCCTCAAAGACTTCTTTCTTAGATAGGATTTTCTTGTGCATTTGATACTCCTAACCTGTCCCATTCTTCAATCGAATACTCGTTGTACATTGCTTCCTCGATCTTGTCCCATTCAGCGTCTTCGTAAGGGTAACGAGCTAAGTCCCTTGGAAGTGGCTTGTCCTTTAGGTCTGTCCTTTCCTCCCTGATGATTTGGTTGTCTATAATAGTCGTGTAAGTAAACCAAGCGTCAGGAGTATCAAGAAGCTGAACGATCCGATCGTGCTCAGCACGATTAGCCAACCGATGACCTGTTGGGTCGGTGAGATAGTCTTCGCCGATTTGGCAGAAAAACCGCAATCCCCATTCGGTCGTTTCATGTCTGACGAGCGCACTTTCACACTCCACTCCTTGAATATTGGTTTGAAGGTCACGGCTGATATAGACACGTTGACCATCTTCAGAGATTCCTGCACCAAACGGAATGAAGAATGTCCGAATGGGCTTAAAGAAGAATGCCTTGAGCAAGTAAAGATGGAAAGGAATATTGTCCTTCCGCAGTTGCTCCAAGTATTCTTCGTCACCTACTACGTCGTCTATGTCGCCGGCTGACATGCTCTTCCTCTACAGTTGCTGGCAAGCAAGTTGCCTTGACGTTCTCGAATAGCTCCCATTTATTCAAGTAGGCATAGCATTCATCTTCTGAGTTGAAGGCCTCGATTG